CCTTTTAGTAGAGTTATAGATTTAAAAGATTTTAAACATAGTTCTATTGTGAAAGTATATAGAAGTGAAGGTTTAGTAGGTGATACAACAGTTACTCAAGGAGGAATTAGTAGTAATGTAGATCCAATGTACGCTCAAACTTGAATGACTTTCTCTAATGGTTTAGGAGGACAATATAATTTACAAAGTTATCTTCTTAACTATCTATCTTACAATACTTTATTACAAATGAGAAGTAATATGTCAACTGATTTATCATTTAAAGAAGATAAACATGCTGATAAATTATATATAAATGTTGCTCATGGAATTCCTACTTATATAACTATTGAATATGTTCCTATATTCCAAGATGTAGAAGAAGTTACAAGTGATTATTGAATTGATATATTAAAAAGAATGTCTTTAGCAATAACTAAAGTAGCTCTTGGAAGAATTAGAACTAGATTTACTCAATCTAATGCATTATGAACACAAGATGGAGAAAGAATGTTAGAAGAAGGAAATACTGAATTAAAAGAGTTGAGAGAGACTTTAAAAGTTAATTCTTCTTTATTCTATCCAATTGATTAAAAAAGAAAGGATAAATTAAATTATGCAAGAAATGACATACAATGAAATTGATTTAGAAACAAATATTCCAGATGAAGATTTTGTATATGAAAAAAAGATATTAGATGAAAATATTAATTATAATCAAATAGATATGGAATGTGAAGTTCCTGATGATTATTACGAAGATTCTTTTATATTAAAAGACTCGAAAACTAAAGTAGAAGAAGATTTAATTGAAGAATCTAATTCAGAAGTTACATTCTATGGATATTGTGCTGATTTTTCAGATGATACAAATGAATCTTCAATTGAATTAGAAGAAGATTATTTAGAGGAAGAATTTGAACCTGAATTAACATCTGAAGAATTATTAATAGAAAAGAAATCTAAAACTATAAAAACTCAAGGAGAAGTTGAGAAAGATTATTGAGATAAATTGAGTAAAAAACATAGTAAATCTAATGTAAAAGGTTCATATAATACTAGTTTTCACTTTTGTGGAAATCCTGAAAAAGAAATGGAATTATTTAATAATTCAGTAGATATTTCAAATACTTCATTTGCAAATGATTCATCTTCAATATCATGTTCAGAAAATATTAATAAAAAAGAAAAAAATACATATCAAAAATTATTTGAAGATCTACTTTTAATAACAGGATTTAGTTTAAATAAAGATGATGAAGGAAATTATGAAATAAAAGATTTATGTAATAGTTTACCTACAGTTAATTGTAAAAATAAAGAGGAAATTTTAAATTCTTTAAATCCTTATATTCAAGATACTTTTATTTTTCCTTTACAGATAACTACAGGAGAAACTTATAATGATTATTCAGATTGATGTAATTGATATAATGATGAAATGAAAGAAAAATTTCCTAAATGTCAATCTGATATTAAATATTGTGATTTAATTGCAAATCACTTAGATGATGTAACTTTATAAGGAGATAAACGTAATGAATATTTTCTTAGAACAAATTGAATTACATGATATATTAAATCCTTTAATTTGAACTGAAAAAAATGAATTAAAAGAAGATGTTAAAGAAGCTATTATAAAAATAGTAGATAAATTTAAAGAAACAATTGAAGCTGATGGATTAAAATTAGATATAGAAGATATTTATATTTTAGGCTCTAATGCTAATTATAATTATAATGAAGAAAGTGATTTAGATGTTCATATAATTGCAAATGAAAAATTTGATTGTGAAGATAAACATTTAGAGTTATTATATAACTGTTATAAAAGTTTATTTAATCTTAAATATGATATTTATATAAAAGATATAAATGTTGAGTTATATGTAGAAAATAAAGATGATTTATCTAATATATCAAATGGTGTTTATAGTTTAAATCAAGAAAAATGATTAAAAAATCCTTCTAAAAATGATATTCCTGAAATTGATAATAAAAAATTAAATAAAGAAGTTGTCGAATGAGAAAATAAATACTATAATATAATAAATAATCCTAATATGGAACAAATTGAAAAATATATAAATGATATATATAATTTAAGACAGAATTCTATTAAGAACGATGGAGAATTTGGATTAGGAAATTTAATATTTAAAGAAATTAGAAGATTAGATTATTTAAATGATTTAAAAGATTTAAGAAATGAATTAATTAGTAAAGACTTAAGTTTAGAGAGTTTGCAAGAAACTTATAAAATATCTGGAACTGATTTAAATACTAGAATTAAAACCTTTGAATATTTATATAATGAATTGATAAAAATAGAAGATTTTAAAAATTCTACAAGTTATATAAAAGATTTAATATCTAAGAATTATATATGTTATAGTGGAGCATTTATTGCTACTTGTTATTATAATAAATTAGGATTTGATACCGATTACGTTTTAGGATACTTATCTAATAAGCAAGAAGATTTAAAGATAATAACACATGCTTGATGTGAAGCAAATAACAGAATTTATCAAACAAATAATCCTAAAAAAATAAATTGTAATGAATTAGATAGAATTTCTTTTAAAGCAAATACTGATTTAAAAGAAATTAAAAATACTATAATAAATAAATTTAAAGAATACAAATAAAATGAGCAATATTGCGGCAAAATAGCTGTTATAATGCATTTATTTTACAATCTTAATAATTTATATTAAATTCATTAAATCTCAATTAGAAAGGAGATAATGATGAAAAATAATATATTAAATGAAGCCTCAAGAAATGATCTTATTGCTAAAAGTAGAAAAGCAGATAATTATAAAAATAGTAAGGAAAATAGATGAACATCTAAAAATAAATGTAAAGTAGCTAATACAGTTAAAGAATATAATCAAATTGATATGAATACTTTTTGAAAAGAAGATAAATTAAAATTTGGAGTAAAAGTACAAGGTGAAACTAATACTTATACTGTTAAAATTATATTTAATAATATATTAGGTAAAATACAAAGAAAAGTTAAAGATAATAATAATCTACTAACTTATAACTTAATTTATAGATCTTTAGTAGAATCTTTAGGAAGCTCTAATATTTATATTGGATGTTCTTGTCCTGATTTTAAATACAGATTGAATTATTTTGCAAATAAAAATTCTCATGCAACAGATAAAGAAACAAGACCTTCAAATATAACAAATCCTAATGATTCTAAAGGAGCTGCTTGTAAACATATTCTTTCAGTTTTAAATAATGTAGAATGACTTAAGAAAATTGCTTCTGTAATAAACAATTATATAAATTATATGAAAGAAAATATGGAAAATAATTATAGTAAGTTTATTTTTCCTAAAATATATGGAATTGATTATAATAAAGCAATTCAATTAACTTTAGATGATTATGATGATGAAGGAAATTTAAAAGATTATCTTGATTCTGATGAAGCTTTAATTAATTTATCAAATGCAATAGGAAAAGAAAGAGGAAAATTTAAGAAGAAAAAATCTTAAAAAATTAAATAAAAATAATTATATATAAATATATAAATATAATATAGTATATACTTATAACTATATATTATATCGTTATATCATCTAAAAATGTCTTTAGACTTTTTATGATGGTAAATAACGAATTTAAGGAAAACTATAATATTTTTAAATTTAATATACAAAATATATTATAGAAAGGTCAGTTGAAATATCATGGACAATTCAATTAAAAATAATATTGATTTAAATTTACTTGATACGCTAACTCCTGAAGAGAAAGAGTTAGCTCTTTCTATTTTAACTGAAATGGTTGAAAAAGGATCTTCTGATAAATTAAACAATTTATTATTAGAAGATTATACAGAAGCACCTGTAGATATTGAGACATTTGTTGATTCATATGAATATTTAGGAAATGCCTGACATGATAATGAAGGAAATTCTAAATTATATCCTTATTGGAGAAAAGAGTTAAAAAAATTATTTCCAGATAATATAACAACTACAGTTAATAATGCTATTCTTAGTGGTTCTCGTGGACGAGGAAAATCAGAAATTGCATCTTTAATTGCAGCTTATTTGTTACATAGAATATTATGTTTAAAAGATCCTGTTGGATATTTTCATTTAAAACCTACAGAAAAAATAGTGTTTGCTTTTATGAATATTAAATTAGATCTAGCAGAAGAAATTGGAATTAGTAAATTCCAAAATACATTACAATCAAGTCCTTGATTTATGAGGAATGGTGAATTAGAAGGTAGAACTAAAAAAATATGAGTACCTAAAAAATTTAATGATAAAGTTGCAATTGACATTAAAATTGGTTCTCAAGCAGATGATTTAATTGGTTTACCTGTATATTTTGCTTTCTTTGATGAAATTTCATTTATTAAAAATAAAGATGTTGAAAAACAAAAAGCAAAAGCAAAAGATATGATAAATACTGCTATAGGTGGTATGAAAACACGTTTCGTATATAAAGGTAAAAATCCAACATTATTAATTCTTGCTTCTTCTAAAAGAAGTGATAAATCATTTCTAGAAGAACATATGAAACAAAAACTAAAATCTGAAAAAGATAATGTTTATATTTCAGATGGTAGTGTATGGGAAGTTAAACCTAAAGGAACTTATTCAGATAAAATGTTTAGAATTGCTTTAGGTAATAAATTCTTAGAGTCTATGGTAATTCCAGATGATCATCCTTCAGATATGTATATTAACAAAGGATACAAAATAATAGAAGCTCCAGTAGATTTGAAAGCTGATTTCTTAGATGATATTGATAGAGCGTTATGTGACTTTGCAGGTATTTCAAGTTCAAGTATCACTAAATATATTAGTGGACAAGCTTATAACGAAATTGTTACTAAAAGAATTACAAATCCTTTTAAAAATGAAATTTTAACTATAGGAAATGGTCCTGATGATAAAGAAGTTCAATATTATAATTTCTTTGATTTAAGTAAAATAGATTCTAAACTAAAAAGTAAACCTCTATACATACATCTCGATATGTCTAAAACAGGTGACCGAACTGGTATTGCTGGTGTTTTTATAAAAGGTAAAAAACCAAGTGTAGACCCAAATCTACAAGATAAAGATTTATTTTATTCTCTAGCATTTTCAGTAGCAATTAAAGCTCCAAAAGGTAGAGAAATTAGTTTTGAAAAAAATCGTCAGTTTATTAGATGATTAAAAAGTAGAGGATTTAATATAAAAGGTATTACATCAGATACTTATCAATCAGCTGACTTACAACAAATATTACAAGCTGAAGGATATCCTATTAGTATATTATCAGTAGATAGAGTTGATTCTGATAAAGTTTGTAAACCTTATTTAGCATTTAAATCTGCTATATATGAAAAAAGACTTGAGGTATATGGAGATAGACTATTAAAACAAGAAATTACTGATCTAGAAAGAAATTTAGATACAGGTAAGGTGGATCACCCAGATGGTGGGTCGAAAGATGTTTCAGATGCTGTTTGTGGAGCTTTATATAATGCTTCTTTACATGCAGAAGAGTTTGCATATGATTATGGAGAATCAGCTGAAGAAATATTAAGAATGAATGAAGATTCTCGTAAAGCTGATGATGTAAATCAATTAACAATAAGTTTAGAAGAAGAATTAAAAAAATTACATTCAGTATTTAATAATAATATGGATCATCCTTCAAATATAAAAGATATAATTAATTTATATGATGAAATAGTAATATTATAAATAGTTAACAAGGAGAGAAATAATGGATACTAACCAAAAAATAAAACCTGTTCCTACACCTGAACCTGAATTAGGAATAGATTTAAAAAATTCATTTGTAGATAGTATTTTAGATGGTGCTTCTATAGGAACACTAGATTTATCATCTTTAAATTCTTTATCACAATCAACTCAAAGTAGAGAACAAATGTATCAATTATTAGATTCAATGGCTCAAGATGATGTAGTTTCAGCAGTTTTAGAAACTTACGCAGAAGATGCTATACAATCTAATGATAAAGGAGAGTCTGTTTGAATTGAAAGTTCTGATCCAAATGTCTTAAGTTATACAAACTGATTATTAGATTCTTTAGATATAAATAAACATATTTATTCTTGATCTTATTGTTTAGTTACTTATGGAGATGTTTTTATAAGACTTTTTAGACAATCAGATTATGGAAATGATTTATTATTTAAAGATAATTCAAGAACAAAGCAATTAAATGAGTCTTTAACTCCAAAAGAAGTATTAAATGAAGATGTTAAAATAAGAATATATGATTTGGATAAAGATCCTTATGTTCCTTATGTTGAAATGGTACCAAATCCTGGAGAAGTTTTAGATTTACAAAAATTTGGAAAAACTCATGGATTTATTCAAGCACCTGTAAATTCTATAACAGCAGTTAATACAAATAATGAAGTTATAAATAATTATTTAGGTGTAAACAAATATAAAGTAAATAAAAAAGATATTGAAATATTTGATGCTATGAGTTTTGCTCATGGATCTTTAGAAAACACTTCTCAAAGAAAAAAAGAAGAAATTGATATTTTTATTGAAGATTTAAATTCTTCAAGTGAAGATAAAGATTATAATGTTGTTAAAAGTTCTTATTCTATAAAAAGAGGACAATCAATTCTTTATAATTCATTTAAAATTTGAAGAGAATTAAATTTACTAGAAATGTCTGCTTTACTTAATCGTCTAACAAAATCAGCAGTTGTAAGAATTCTAACAGTTGAAGTAGGAGATATGCCTAAAGAACAAGTTAGAAATTTTATGGAAAGATTAAAAGATAAAATTGAGCAAAAATCAGCTATAAATGTTGAATCTGGAATGTCAGAATATAATAGTACAGGTCCTATTGAAAATACTATTTATGTTCCAGTTCACGGAGGACAAGGAAATATAAATGCTACTACTATTGGTGGAGACTTTGATCCTAAATCGTTAGTTGATATAGAGTATTTTAGAGATAAATTATTTGGATCATTAAAAGTTCCAAAACAATTCTTCGGATTTACAGAAGATGGAGCAGGATTTAATGGAGGAACTTCATTAACAATTTTATCTTCTAGATATGGTAAATCTATTAAAAAGATTCAACAAGTTTTATGTACTTTAGTAACAGATATTATTAATCTATTTTTAATTGATAGAGGATTAGATTCTTATGTAAATAAGTTTACAGTTAGAATGCAAACTCCAATAACTCAAGAAGAATTAGATAAAAGAACTAATACTGATAACAGAATTCGTTATGTTGGTGATTTAATGAATCAATTAGCTGATATTGAAGATAAAGCAACTAAATTAAAAATTTACAAAGCTTTATTAGCTGGAGTAGTAAATGATTCTGAAGTTATTTCATATCTTCAAGCATATATCGATTCATTAGAAGCAGAAGATAAAGAAACTGAAGATGAAACTGAAAATACTAAAACAAATAATTCAGAAGATGATTTAAATGTTGAATTAGAATCTTTTGAAAACGATGAATTTAAACAAACAATAAATGAAGAAGGAGTAGAAGATGAAGAAGAAGATCTTCCTTCTCCTGATGATTTAGGTTTAAATTTATTAGATGAAAATTTATAATATTGTTTTAATGAAAGGAATTTATTAAAATGCTTACAAAAAATGATTTAATTTTATTATTAACTGAAATGCAATCTTCAGGAATTAATGTAAATAAATATTTAAATAAATTAGTGTTAAAAGAAGGAATTGATTTAGAAACAATTAAATTCATTAATGATAACAGACACTTAGATGTTTCTAATTTTTATGAGATGATTAGAAAAAATTATAATTCTAAAAAATCTCCTTTATATAAGAATATAGTTAAAGAGGAGTTTAATGCAGAAGATGTATTAAGTACATTAGCTGCATTAAATCTTCAAATTATACTGTATTCTAAAAAATTAGAAAATAATCAATTATTTTTAAAACATAGTAGAGCTGAAGAAATAACAAGAGTTTTAAATAATTATTTTAAAAATTATGATTTACTTCCTTGTTTTAAATTATTAAGGTTAATAAAAGCTGATTTAAAATTATTTGAAAATATAAGATAATTTATTTGCTAAATTTAAAGAATAAAATAAAAAAAGGAGATTAATATAAAATGAATATTATTCAAGAAGCTTTAAGAGAATTAAATAAATCAAAAGTTAGCTTAACTGAAAATACAATAACTAAAACAGATAAAAAAGTTACTGTTATGACTGTTTTAAATAAATATGAAGATTGAAAAAATGAAAAAACAGCAAAATTAATGTTAGCTAAAGCTATTAAAACTTTAGAAGATCATAAAGAAGAAATAGAACATAAAAATTATATTTCTTGTATGTATAAGTTACAGAGAATGAGAAATGCAAATGACTCAGCTATTTTATCTACTTTAGGAACTTATATGACAGCTATTAAAGCTGAATCATTAAAGGAAGAAGTTAAAAAGTCATATTATAGAGATAATTATGGAGATACATATGATTGAGAAGGTAATATTACTTGTGATAACTATAATTATGAAGTAGGTTATTTATATACTAACGATGATGAAGATACTGACTATAAATATTTAGATGAATTTAAAGATAGCTTTAACAGTGAACAAGAAGCAATTCAATATGCTAAAAAATTAGTTGAAACTTGTCGTGATGAAGATGTTGAGTATGTTGTAGTTCTTGAAGTTCCAGAAAATGATGATGCACATAATTTTGATGCTTTTCAATTTGAGATCGCAAGATTTAAAACTATAAGAGAAAACTTAAATAAAGATTTAAATGAAGCTGATGAAGAAGTAGATACAGTTAAAGATAATGAAATTTTAGATTCTGAAGAAGAATCTACTTTATCAATTGAAGATATAATTGAAAAGATTAAAACTGAAATAATTGAAGATGAAAAAGTAGAATCTGATTTTGATAAAGGATATAATGAAGCGTTAAATAAAATTTTAGCTTTAATTAATCCTGAAGAAGCAGAAGATGAATCAACTGAAGAAGAAACTGAATTAGTATTAGAAGAAGATTTAACTCGTTCTCCTATTACTCCTTTAAATAGAGATGATGTGTATTCTTTTATTGAAAACGTTAGAAAAGGTGAATTCTTCAAAATTGGTTATGTTAAGGATTTAAATGATAGTATTGCTAAAAAGAAGTTAAAAGACTTAGGAGTAAGTAATGTTCTAATTTATAAAATGTCTGAAATGTATGGATCAACTGGAGTTGATTATGAAAACAAACAAGCAACAATTGATATGAGAGCTGCTACAGGAAAAGAAAGACAAGGAAATTTATATCATTTAGATGTTTTAGTAGATAATAAAATTTTCAAAACAACTTCAGGAACTGAATTATTAAGATTCTATCCAAGAAGTAATTCAAGACCAAAAGTAAAATATTTTATAAGTATTGATGGATCTGAATTAATTGAAACAACAAAAGCTGAAATTGCAAAATATTTAAGAGATTCAGTATTAACTCAAAAAGAAGTTACAGATGGACAACCTTCAGCTCCACAAACTAATAACTTAAAGCTATCTAATATTTATTATTTAGAATCACACGGTAACGTTTTAGGAAGAAGTATTATGTAAATAGATAAAATCCTTTAAGCATTTAAAGGATTTTTCTTTTGCTAAATTATATGATATAATATAAATAAGAAATGAGGTATATTTCTTTTATGAAAAAAATAAGAAAAATTAAGAAAATATTAAAAGAAGCTATACAAGTTGAAGGAGCAGAACATATTGGTTCTGATAAAGGAATAGATTTATTTAGAATAAATTCTTATGAAGCAGCGCAACAATTTATTTGTCATGAAAATAATTCAGCTGCAGGACAAAAATTTATTCAAAGTGAAGATACTTTTAATAATCATGCAGCTCCTGGCGGGGACCATACTTTATACTTTTTTACATATGAAAATACAAATGAAGTAATAGCAGCAATGTTATCTAATCAATCTTGAACTATTCAATTATCAAATAATATGAGATTCGAGTTAAATTATGCTTATGAAGATTTTAATGCACGTACAAATTATAATTTAGATTCTCAATATAAAATTCCTTTACATTTACTTCCAGGAATTAGTATATCTGATTATGAATTCAATAATGTTGGTTTTATTTATCAAGGTCATACATTGTATGCTTTTGTAGATGAATTTTATAATGACACAGCTTACAATTCTACTCAAGTTGTAATTCCAGAGTTCATTACAACTATTTGTGCAGATGCTATATCAGAAGCTATTAGTCCTTTAAATGTAATAAATGAAATTGTAATTCCAGAAAATGTAATAACAATCGAGTCTGAAGCAATTAAGGATGTTAATAATATTTCAATTTTACGTAATCAAGATGATATTCCAGAAACTTTTTGTGATAATTGATTTATAGGAACAGATGTTAATCTTACTTTCTTAGATGGTGAATTAAGTGAAGAAGAAAGAGAACAAATAAGACAAGAGAGAAATAATAATCTTTTAAACTCTTATAGAGAAGAGATTGATAGTTTAAATTCAGATATTTTAAACTTTGATTTACATACTTATTCTGAATATTCAAAATCAAATTTAGATGAAATTAATTCTAGAATTGATTCATTAGTTGATAGATTTAATGGTCTTCCTGCTATGGTTAAAACTTTACTAAAAAATAACAATAGTGAATTAAAAACAAATTTAGAAAATATTATAGAAGATCGCAATAAATGGATTCAAGAATATAACGATTATATAGAAGAGCAAAAACAAATTGCTATAAGAAATAAATTTAAATATAAAGAAGAAAAAAATCATATTGTAATTACAGGTTCAAATTATTCAAAAAATGCTATAGTTGAAGAATTAATTATTCCAGAAGAAATAAATGGAAAACCTGTCACTAAAATTGCTCCTTATGCGTTTTATAATAATGATACTATAGATAGCATAAAACTTCCAAATACCATAAAAGAGATTGGAAAATATTCTTTATATTGAAATTCTAAAGATGTAATTGTTAAGATTCCTTTAAATGTTTTACATATATATTATCCTACAATTAATTCAAATACAAAACTAGATAAAATTAATATTAAAGCTAGAATTCAGATTATAAATTAAAAGGAGAATAAATAAATGACTAATTTAATTGAAGATGTAACAAAAGATTATGAAAAACATTATAATTCAATTCCTTATGAGACTTTTATTGAGATTTTAAAATTAGATCCTCAAACTAAATTTGTAAATAATGAACCTGATAAAATAGGACCTAATGCTTCAGGATTACTTTTACAAAGATATATGAAAGGAGATACTGAATTTTTAAATTATGGAGAAGAAGTTTATAATGCAATTGACGCTTTTATAAAAAACAGAGCTTCTTATCCTATTAAAAATATAAGAGAATTTCAAAATAATACTGTAAGAGAATTTATAAATTATGTAGAAAATCCTGAATCTTTAAATTTAAATACTCAAAATAAAACAGATAAACTTACTCAAATATATGATAAATATTATTCAAGTATTGATAGAGAAACATTCAATAAAATTTTAAAAATGGATCCTAAAACAAATATTGAAAAAGGATTAATAGGAGATGTAGCTAAAAATCTTCTTCTTCCTAAATATCTTGCAGGAGAAACAGATTTTATAAACCTTGAGAATCAAATAGAAAGAGCTATCGAAGATTTTGAAGAGTTTAAGTCAAGTTATCCTCAAGATAAAAGATCTATAAGTAATTTTGAAAGTGTTTCTGATTTTGTAAATTATGTTTTAGCTGGACCTAAATCTAATTTAGTATTAGAACTAGAAAATGATGAAAGAGTAGATTCACAAACAAACTTAAAGGTAAAAGATAGTTTTAAACTTTTAGGAAGTACTAAAAATTATGATGTAATAGAAGTTTGATCTCATTTAGCTAATAATGTTGTTATTGGAGGATCTGGAGAAGGAACTTCAGGATATTTAAGTTGGTGTACTGGATATGGAATAAGCTTCTTCAATAATTATCATTCTAGAGGAAGACTTATTTGCTTTATTCACAAAACTGAAAGAAAAAATAAAGCTATTAATTATCAATTAAATATAAGTTCTACAGGAGAAAATTTAGAATTTTTAAATGGATTTGATTCAAATCCAATATCATCTAATAGTAATAGCCTTTATAATAGAAAAGATGAATTTTTAAAATCTGTTTTATTAAAAGAACCCGATTTAATTCCAATTGTAATAGCAGATAAAGATTTATGTAAAAATATTATGGTTAAAGATTTAAATGATTTATTATCTGGAAGTTCTAATATTGGAACTTTAGAATTCGAATCTATAGAAGATATAAATAAAATAAAAGCTTCAGGACTTACACAGTTAGTTAGAAAAGTAGTTATAAAAGATGGAGTAACTAATATTCCTGATGGTGCTTTTGAAAATTTCTCTTCTATAAAAGAAATTCAGTTTGCAGATTCTGTTACGAGAATCGGAATAAGATCTTTCGCAGGATGTTCCGATTTAAGAAAACTGATTTTACCTAAAAATCTAGAAATAATTGAAATAGGTGCTTTTATGAATTGTAGTAATTTAAAAGGATCTGTGGCTCTACCTATAACAATTAAATATATAGGACATTTAGCTTTCGAAAATCATAATAGTCAAGGATTAAAATTTACTATTCCAAAAGAGATTTTTAACAGAGAAGGAGCTAAATTACAGATAGCTAAAGAAGATGCTTTCTGATGAAGAAATCCTAGACATTTAAGAGCAATTTAATGAGGTGATAAATATGAGTGAAATGATAGATATTCTTCCAGAATTAAAAAGAATTTGGGATTTAAATATAGAAGAAGATTTAAATGAGGAATATTTAAATGAAAATATTCCAAAAGATTTAATTAATGCATATAAAAATAGTCGAGGAAATAAATCTTCTTATAATAATGAATACACTAGTAATATTTCTGGGAAGAAACCTAGAACCTGAGATAGAAGACAAACTACTGTTGATTATTATAATTCAACCTATGAAGAAATTTCAAAGCAAGAAGCGAAGCAATTTTTAGGAATTTCTCTTAGTAATTCAGGTAGAGCTTCTAGAATATATAAAAGAAGAGATTTAGAAGCAAGATTAAGACAATTACGTTTTTTAATTAATGGTGGTGTAGTTGAATTTGAAAATGGATTTGATGAAAAAGATAATTTAATTTGTTTAACTTACCCTAAAACAAGTATTCCTTTAAGTAAGTTTCAAGATAAAGGATATCTAGGTTTTACAAGAGGTAATAGACATATTGAAACTAATAATTTAACTTATGGTGATATAGTAATTCTTATAGATATTTGTGATAAAATATATAAAACTAATGAATATGATAATTATCTACCTGTACTTGATATAGTTGATTTTAAAAATTACATAACTTCTGTACTGTCAGATGAAAGAAATATAGCTTATGCTGAAGCAAGAAACATTGTAGATCATAAATTAACTTTCGGTGATTTAACTTCTTATGTAGATGAGTATTTAAATAATTTAGTTACTAAAGGATATTTAACTCAAGATAAATTAGATGCAACTAAAAATATTTTAAAAAAGCGTTTGGTAAATGATTTAGAGATTACAGTTCCTAAATTTAAGCATGACACACAAGTAGCATGATATGAAATAGATAAGCTATATAAAGACAAGTCTACACATCTAAATATTCTTGATACTGGAGATCATAGTAGAAATACGTACGATGTAATAAGTAGTGAGTTATATGATAAATTAATTGAAAAAGATAAATTGAAGAAAAAATTATTAGAATTTAAAGGTTTTTTAAAACATTTAAATAATCAAGATGAAATAGATGAAGAAACTTTAGAAGAATATAAATTTAACTATGAAGCAACTCTTAGAGAATATATTCAGATTTGTAAAGATGTTAAAAAAATATTAAATAAAGTAGTTATTAATGTTTCAGATAGAGAAGCTATTCTTAAACATAGATTAAAAGATAAAGCAATTTTTTTAACTAAATGTTATAAAGATTATAAACAATTAGAAGATTCAATTATTAACTTAGAAGGATTAACTTTAGAAGATATTTGAAAAAAGTATAGTTCAGAATTTAAATCTACATTAGATGAAATAAAAGCTACATTAAAAGGTCAATTAACGTTTAAAGAATCAGTTCAAAGAGAGATAACACAAAGTCAAGTTGAGATTCAAAGATTAGAACAACAGTTAGAACAAAAACGACAAACTTTAAGAGATCAACAAACAGTATTACAAGAAACTGAAACAGAAATTCTAAATTTAGAAACCGAGATTCAAAGAATTGAAGAAGAAGATAATCCTACTAAAAATGCAGTTATTAAATGTTATGAAGAAAGAAAAAAATTAATGACTCAATTACAAGAATTAAGTTCTAAATTAAAACATTATTCTTCAAGGAAGAATAATAAGGATGTTTCATACGAAGAAAACGAGGAACTTTTAAATATAATTGATTTCGTAGATACATTTGTTGAAAACACTAACGAACTAGAAAATGAAATTCCTGCAGAATAATTATATAAAATATTATAAAAAGTACTAAAATTTAGTACTTTTTATTTATTTTCAAAATAATAATTAGCTAAATTAATTGATTAAAGGAAATCTTATAGGAGGTTACTGTCTCATTATGATTAAAAAAGTTAGAACTAATGAAGGAGTTACTTACCAAAAACTTACAGCTGAAGAAATGAAAGCTAAAGGAATCTTAGGAAGATTAGTAGGTCCTTGTGCGGATTTCATTAATCCTACAAGAAACGGACGTAAGTACTCAGAAAAATTATGGGAAAATGTTTTTAATGATCCTATAATGCAAGAGAAAATTAAAAATAAAGTTTGTTATGGTGAATTAGGTCATCCAGCAGATAGATCAGAAATAGTTCCTGAAAAAGTAGCTATTTGTTTAGCTGAGCAACCTGTAAAAAATGATAAAGGTCAATTAATAGCATGTTTTGATATCTTAGATACACCTAATGGTAGAATCTTAAAAACATTATGTGATTATGGTTCTACATTAGCTATTTCAAGTCGTGGTCAAGGTGATATTATAACAGATATAAATGGAAATGAAGAAGTAGATCCAGATACTTATGAATGTGAGTGTTGGGATATAGTTTTAATTCCTGGAGTTGAAAAAGCAAGATTAAAGTATGTTAATGAATCATTTAAAAATAAAGTTAAATTAACTGAAGCTTTAAGAAAGACCTTTAATAAAGAAGATGAAGAAGGTAAGAAGATAATGAAAGAAACTTTAAATAATTTAAATTTAAAAATCGAAGAATCATTAGCTAAAGAAGTTAAGTTAGTAGATTGTACTAAATTAGAAACATTTGAGGAAGCTTGTAAATTAGTTAAAAAATATAATGCTCCTTGGTGTTTTGGAATAGAATCTTTTGGTGCAGGTCAATCTGTTTTTAATTCTTATTCAAAACAAATGGATTTATATATTTATGAAGATGGAGAAAACTCATTCTCATTTGGAGTTTATCCTTCAGGAAAAATTTATGGTCCTTATGATCTAAAAGATAGAAAAATTGAAGTAGTAATTTTAAAAGATTTAAACGAAATTGCTGAAGATAATAATGTTGTAATTGAAGAAACATTAAATGAAGAATCTGAAGATGATTCAATAGAAATTGAAGTTCCTGAAGAAAATATTGAAAATACTGAAGAAATACCTTCAGAAGTTGATGTTGAATTAGATTCTATTGAACCAGAAAATTCAGAGGATATTATTCCTTCAGAAGAAACTTTTGAAACAACTATTGAACAAGATGTTGAAGAAAAATCTGATAAAGAGATTTTCTTAGATTATTTAGTTAATAATTTTGAGATTGATAAAGTTAAAGAAGTTTTATCAACTCTTGAAATAGATATAGAAGATACTGAAGTATCAAGCGAAACACCTGTTGAAGGAAATGAAACAGAAGAAGTTATAACAGATGAAACACCTGTTGAAGAAATTCCTTCAGATGAAATTAGTTCTGAAGCTGAACAAGCTGAAGATATAGAGACTGAAGCTAGTGAAGATGGAGCTGAAGTAAATGAAGCCATAGATAATGGATCAGTACAATTAGTTAAGAATCTGCAAGAAGCTTTACAGACAAAGAAGACTTTAGAAGAAAACTTAAAATCACTTCAAGAAAAATTAGCAGTTAGTGATACTAAAGTTGAGAAAGTAAATGAAGAATGTAATCGTTATAAAGAAGCGGTTACTAGATTAAGTGAAGTAGCTAAATCATCAAAGTCTTTAAAAGAAACTTGTGAAAAACTAGAAGAATCAGTTAAACAAAAAGATGAAATTATTAATAATCAAAAATTAAGAATTTCAAGATTAGTTAAGAGTAGAAAAGATATGGTTGTTGAATCTAATAGTTTAAATGAAAGTTTAAAATCAAATTCAAAACAAATTTCAACACTTAACGAAGATTTAGTTAATTTAAATGAAAAGTACAAGAAAGATATTGAAGAACTTAATACACAATTAACTGAAGAAAAACAAAATAAAAATGATGCATTAAATAAAATTACTATTTTAAATAATAACATCACAAAATTAAATGAAAGCATTACAAAAACAACTAAGATCAAAGAAAGCTATAAGAATTTAGCTACTAAAGCAGTAAATAAGTATATTGAAGAAAAAGCAACTAAATTAGGTTTAACTTCAAAAGATATTAAACGTAAATTAGGTGAATCTTATACTATTGAAGATGTTGATCAAGTTTGTGAAGATTTAAAATCTTATCAAATTCAAGTAACTAAGTTACCGTTCAATTTAGATAAGAAACATGTTTCAGTTAGGGTTAATGAATCAGCTCAAAAACCAACTATTGTAAAAAATAGATTTGAAGATGATGATGTAGATGATTCATTAATTAGACTAGCGAATATTTAAAAATTAAAATAATTAAGGAGAGAAAAAATTTATGAATATCGTAGAAGCTTATTCAAAGAAATTAGCCATCTCTGAAAAAGTATATGAAAAAGAGCATGGTGGTAGAGCATTACCAAACACAAAGAAAATTGCAATCGCAAGAGTATTAGCAAATACAAGTGAGTTCTTAAACGAAGCATTTGCTAACACAACTGGTACTCAATTAGGTAATATGAGTACTTATAAGAAATTCTGTTTAGATTTAACTACAGTTGCATTACCTAACTTAATTGCTAATGAATTAGTATTAGTTTATCCAATGAAATCTAGAACTGGTTATGTTCAATACATGGAATTCATTGCTGGTTCTAACAAAGGTGGAGTTAAACAAAATGATGTATTCAATAATCCATTCAAGTTAGGAGACATGACTGAAGAAAGAGTACAATATACTTCTAGTGCAGTTGTTGAACCAATTGCAGCAGATGCTACAACTTTCAAAGCAGCATGGACTCCAAATGGTAATGTACGTTTAATTAAAGCTGATGGTACTGAAGATGTTATCGATGCTGAAGATGCAAAAGAAGGTGTCGAAATTACAGCTGGTGATTATGTTAAAGCTGCTTATGTTTATGACAACGTAGTTATTCCTCAACATGATCTTCCAACATTAAATGTAAGAATGACTGGTATTCCATTAGAAGCTAAAGCTCGTAGAATTGCTATTTATTATTCACAAATGGCTGCATTCCAAGCTAAGACTGAAATGGGTATTGATTTAGGTGAAGTATTAGCTACTCAAGCTTGTGCTGAGTTATCTTATGAAATTGATACTGAAGTAGTTACATTATTATATAAGAATGCTAGAAAAGCTGATGAATTAACATTCAATAAAGCATTACCTGCAGGTGTATCTAAGAGAGATCATTATGCTGGTTTTGCAGAAGTAATTGAGTTAGCATCTCAAATCATTTATGATAGAACTAAGAAACATGCAGCTAACTATATGGTAGTAAGTTCAAGTGTTAAACCAATCTTAGCTATGATGGAAGGTTGGAAAGCAGCTAACCAAACTAAGATCAATGGTCCTTATTTCGCAGGTTCATTAAATGGTATTAAAGTATTCGTTTCTCCTGCATTAGCAGCTGGCGATTACTTCTTAGGATACAATGGTGATGACATGATCACTTCAGCAGCAGTTTACGCTCCATACATGGCAATCGTTCCAACTCAAGCATTAGGCTTCGCAGATGGTGCTAATAGTCAAGGTTTCGCTACAATGTATGATTTAAAATTATTAAATGATGCATTACTAGTTGGTGGTAAAGTTGTTAACGAAGAACGCGTTATCAAAATGACTACTGGTGAATAATATTTAAAAAATAAATAATTAATTGAACCTCTTCGGAGGTTCTTTTTTTATGTTTTTTATTTATGACATATTAATAAATATACCTTGTATATTTGTGCTAAATTAATTGTATAATTAATTAAGGAGATTTAAAGTATGGCTCAAACTAATAAAAGTAAAAAACAAAAAGAATATATTAGAAATATAGTTACAAAAGATATATTATATAAATTATATGTAGAGGAATGTTTACCTGCATCTACTATAGCTAAAAACTTAAACGTTGATTATAAAAAATTAAATATTTTAATAAAAGAGTATAAATTAATTCAAGATAAAAATAAAATGAGAAGTCTTCTTAGTAAAGAATATAATAACAGATCTTTCAATAATATTTTAAATAAAATTTCAAAAGAAGAATTATATAAATATTATATTATAGAGAATCACTCATATAAAGAAACGAAAGAATATTATAACTTATCAGGATGAACTTTTGATAAACTTTTAAAAGAATATGATATTAAAAAAGATAGAAAAATTTCTTCTAAAAGAGGAATTAAAACAAAAGAAGGAAATAATCGTGAAGAATATTATAAAAAAGTTTTAGAAAAAACAAGAAAAACTATTTTAAAAAATTATAGCTCACTTGAAAATTTTTATAAATTAAAAGGAAATAAAAATAAAGTAGCTTGGGAAATTAATCATAAAGATATTTTAGATAAAGTAATTAAAACTAAAACAGAAAATAATTCATTTAATACAAGTAAACCTGAAGATAGATACTATCAATATCTTGTTCAAAAATATGGAAGAGATCATGTTTTTAGACAATATAAAGATAATAGATATCCTTTCTCATGTGATTTCTATATTGATTCAGAAGATTTATTTATTGAGTTAAATTTACATTGAACTCATGGAGGTCATTTATATAACTCTGAAAATCTTGAAGATAATATAATTTTAGATATATGGAAAGAAAAAGCTGAACAATCTGAATTTTTTAAAAATGCTATTCACATTTGAACAGTAAAAGATGTTGAAAAATATAATACCTTTATAAAAAACAAGTTAAACTTTAAAATATATTATAATGAAGGTGATTTATATGAATAATTTAATTATTGATTATATAAATAAATGTAAATTGAACGGATTTCCTAATTTTACGTTAGATACGAATATTTTATATAATGAATATAAAAAATTGTGTAATTTAACAGATTTAAAGAATTCTAGTAATACTATAGGTTTAGATATAATTTATCATTATCACCCTTCTTTGTGATTAGCTAATAAAAAAGGAAAAGTTAGTCCTTATGAAGCTTGACATAATGATACGTTATTATGTAGATGTATTGAAAATAGATTAAAATATAAAGGAGATAAATTATATCCTAAAGATATATTAAAAGGATTTAGTATATCAGGAATTGCACCTAAAGTTTCAATTTTCAGACCTTATTTAGCTAAATATATAATTAATAAATATCTAAAAGAATATGATGAAATTTTTGATCCTTTTAGTGGTTATTCTGGAAGATTATTGGGAGCTTCTAGTTTAAATAAGAAATATATAGGACAAGATATAAATCCTATTACTATAAAAGAATCTAATAATCTTATACATAATTTAAATTTGCAGAATATAACTATAACAAATAAAAATTCTTTAGGTTGTAAAGGAAAATATGAATGTTTATTTACATGTCCTCCTTACGGAGAAAAAGAAAATTGGAATATGAGCATAGCGCCTTTTGAATGTGATGAATGAATAGATATCTGCCTAAAGAATTATAAATGTAATAAATATGTTTTTATAGTAGATAAAACAGAAAAGTATAAAAAATACATAGTAGAAGAAATTTCTAATAAATCTCATTTAAATAATGCAAGCAAAGAATATATTTTAGTAATTTAATTTAAAAAAAGAATAAATTAGAACCTCTTCGGAGGTTCTTTTTTTTATGTAATAATTGTATTATAGAATAAATTACTTTAAGGAGGTTTTCATATGGTAAGTGAAGCAATTTTTAACAAAGCAAAATTTGAAGTATTAGGAAATCCTTTAGAAGATGTAGAAAAGGAAATATGTGAATTAAATAATTATAAAAATAGAATTTTAAACTTAATTGAAAATAATATTTTAAATAAAAATAGTTATGCAATTCAACTTCTTTCGAAAAATAAAATAATTGAAATTTTTAAGTACAATCGAATTTATTTTAAAAATTCTAAAGAACGTAATTGCATGATATTTAATGTTTATGAGAAATCAAATAATATTTATGTAGTATGTAAATTTACAAAATCATTTACAACTAATTTATGGAAACCTATAACTTTAAATCGTTTTTTAGAATTATATGATAGATATGAATTTAACCAATTATATCCTAAAAATATAAGAGAAAAATATTTTATGAAATTAGAAGATAAATTAAATTTAATTGAATCTAAATTAGTTAATTTACAAAAAGAATATAAAAGATTATATAAAGAAAAAGAAGAAAAAATTAATTTAGATTTTAATTCAGAAATTAAGAAACATAAAAAATTAGAATCTGAAAATATTATAATTTCAAAAAATAAAAATAGAGTAGATAATATAAAAGAAAAAATATCTATTTATTTAAATTCAATTGAAAAACAAAAGTTAATGAATTGGATAAGTGATAATATTTATAGTATTAGATTATATGCTATAGAAGGTGGAAGAGGTTCAGGAAGACTTTCCTATTATAAAGATTTTGGAAACCAAAAAATAAGAAAACCTGATTTAAATGAAGAAGGTAAACTATTGAAGTCATGTGATTCAGCTAATGGATATATTTCTTTTAAAAATGTTGAAAAAATTCCTGTAGATGTAAAAAACATTTTAGAAAGAATAACTTATAATAGAAATTCTAATGTGAAATCTTTATTTAATAAAAATAGATTAAATGACTTTAATTTCTCTTTATATCTTTTATCTGAATTTAATTCTTATGGATTTAAGTCAGGTATTAGAAATTTAAATAGATTTATAGATAAATCTTTTATTGAAACTTTATAATTCAGCTAAATTATATAGATAATATTCTTAAAAAGGAGATAACTATCTATGTACAATATTGAAGATACTGTTTTTGAATTGTTTGATGATAATTTTATAGATATTAATTATGAAAAAGGAAATTTCTATTTTGAATCTCATATTGATTATGAAGATGCTTTAGATATTTTAGATAAAAATAATATTTCATATACTAAAGATGACAACACTTTAATTATTAGTTTAAATTCTTTAAATGAATCTTTAGGTGATGATTATTCAAATATCGAATTAATTGATAATTTTGAATTTGAAAATCAAATGAAAAATGGATTACCTGGAATTTATCCTTTAAATAAATTTATCAATGCTTTAAATAATATAGGAAAAGATAAATTCAAATGTAGAACTACAAGATTTGGAAAAAATATTTCACTTGCAGACATACAAGATGAAAACTTTAGTTTAGATAGAAATGGATGAACTATTTTTAGAGATTGGGATACATCATTAAAAGGATTTGATGAAGTTTATATATGTATTAAAAATAATGCTATTACAGAAACTTATACTGATGATGAATTAGATAAACTTCAAAAGAAAACTTTTAATCAACAAAAAATTTTAAATATTTATAGAAGAAAAAAATATAGAGATTCTAGATTATTTGCTCACACAAGATGTACTAATTGTGGTAGAGAAAAGAAAGTATTTTTAAGTAATCTTGTAAGTGATCCAGATAAATATGGTTCTTGTATTTGTTCAGATACTAACATTGAATCTAAACTAGATACTATAAATGGTTTATATAAAGGAAATAAAAAATTATCAAGTAATACTTCTGGATATACAGGTGTTTATTTTGTAAGTAAATATAGAGGAGAAGCTTATAATAAATGAAGAGCTTATATAGAAATAGATGGTAAAAGAACTTATTTAGGAGATTTTACTTCAAAAGGAAAAGCTATTAAAGCTAGAAAGAAAGCAGCTCAAAAAGGTATTAAATGATATAAAGAACATAAAAATGACTTTATGAAAGCAAATAGACGTAGAAAAAAGAAATACAGAAAAAATCATAAAACAAATTAAAATGAAGGTAAAAATTCCTTCATTTTTTTTTGTATATTGTATAAATATATAAATATGAAAGGAATAGAATAAAATGTTAAATAGAGATTGTCTTATTGATAGAATTTATATTAATCAAAGTGAAATAGAAGAACTTAATAAAAAGAATGAGGATTTACTTTCTCAAATAAATAAAAATAAAGAAGAAATTAAAAAATTAGAAACTTTAGTAGATGAAGACAAAAAAGATTTGTTACTTCAAATTGAAAATGACGATCCAATTAAAGTTAATGATATAATTGCTCAAAGATTTCATAGAACTAATGTAGGATATACTGATGAAAAAGAATTAATTAATTACTTAAAAGAAAAGAATTATTCAAGTTTTATAAAACAAAAAATTACTGAATCTTTAGATAAAAATCCTTTAAAGAAAGAAATTAAAAATAATGAATCTTTTAAAGAAGAATTAAAGAATTTTATTATAAATGAAGTTGTTGATTATGTAGTAGTAACTACAAAAGAAAATTATGAAAAGATATTAGAGCATATTAATAAATAAAAATATTTTAACTTTATTTAAATAATGCTTTATTTGCTTTTAAACGTTATTTTATTAAATAGTAAATAAAAAATTATTATACTAAAAATAAACCTTGATTTAAAAGCGAAAATGATATATTAAAATAAGAGGGTTAACAATGTTAAAATTTAAATTATTAGCTGGAATAAATTATGAAGAAAAAGAGATAATTATATTTGAGGTTGAAGTTAGAAAGAACCAAAAAGGTAATAATGAATTTTCAATGTGTGCTTCTGTAGGTAAATTAATTAACTGTAATGACTTTAGACTTAATGACTGTATTTCCTACTTCGATGATTGTGGATTTGAATGGGATAAGTATTGTTCAGAAGCACACCCTGAAATTGATTTAGAATGTGCAAATTTTGATGATAACATTAAAAAACAATTAATGCAAGAAATTGTGGATCAAAACTATGAAGGTAAATATTATAAAGCAATTTGTGATTGTAGTTGCACCGATTATGAATTTGAAAATGAAGAGGGTATCTTTAATTTTGAAACTGTATCTTGTGGTCAATGTTTAGAAGACTATGTTGGTCATTTTGCAACAATGAATGAGTATACTGATTGGTTGTATACTGTATGGAGAGAGTATCATTTAAAAGAAATTTCTGATTCATTATATGAAGCAATTGAATATACTTATCTAAGAGAATTCAGTGATTATGAAATAAAGCCAATTATTGAAGAATTATTTATTTAGGAATTTAAGTTATGAAATTACGTGAATATTTTAATAAAAAATTAAATAAAGATTTATATATCTCTTTATATAATAAATATAATTCTAGATTTTACGGAAATTTTTTATATAATATTGAATCTTTAAATCCTTATTTAGATTACACAATAGATGAAGAATTTACAAATATAAATAATTTTATTTTAAAAATAAAATTAATTGATTATGAATATCCTTTAGGTTTGGACAGCATGATTAAATACAACTATATTAAAACGAAAGAAAGTGATCAAAATGATTCTAAAAGACTTATTACAAAAAATAAAAAAAGGTAAATTAGAAATATACTTATTTACTAATTATCAGGGATACATAGAAGTTATAGATACAAATGAATATAAAAAACATTTTGAACTAGAGTCTTTTGAATATTTAAGTGATTTAGAAATAAAATGCATTCAAGTAAAATTAGAAACATCTCTTTTTGATGAATATGAAGAAATTAATACTCCTATATTGGATGTAACTTTAGTAGAGTAAAAGGATGATATATTATGTTACTTATTTTAAAGAAAGATTTTTTAAGAGAAGAAATTAATTTTTATGATATTGATGGTTTTATAGAAGAATTAATATCTGAAATAGATTTATATCCTTCTAAATATGATAATTTAGATTATTATATTTATGATGTTTTTGAATTTATATATGGAAATCGATACTCTAAATATTTAAATTATTATAATAATAAAAATGAAATTATATCTGAATTAAAGGATTTAATTTTAGTATATTGTGCAGAAAAAAATAAATTAGATTATTTAAAAAGATTAATCTTATTAGGAAGAAATGTAAAGGAGTTATTAAATGATATATTATAAATTAGAAGATGCTATCAGAAAAGCTTTAAAAGGAAAACAATTTGGTAATAATAAAATTATAGTTGAAACAAATCAGTTAGGAGAAATATTTATAACTGATTGTGCAGAAGATATTCCTGAAGTAGAAGAATTAAAAAATAAGATAATAGATTTAGAAGATTATATAGAAGAATTAGAAGAAACAATAAGTGAGGTTAGTTGTTAATTATGAAAAAGAAAGTTAGAGATTGTACTGTAAATGAATTAGAAGAATATTTTATTAAAAAATTCGATATTACACCAACTCATATTGATGCTTATATATATGATGTTAGATTCTTCACGATTAAAGAGGATGTAGATAGAAGTAAACATCCGAGATATTCGATATGGAAAGATGAAGAAATTGAGGTATCTTAAATGAATTCTATATTAAAACCTTGTCCTTTCTGCAATAGTGATAAAATAGAATATAGTATTAAAACAGCTTCTAGTGGTAACAAGGCAGGTTATAATTGTCAATTCTACTGTAAGCATTGTCATACTTATGGTCCTAGAGTGAGAACTAAGAAAGTATCTTATTATGATTATAAGGGAAGATATTCTATTGAAACAGATGGAGAAATAAAAGAACAAGCAAGAATATTGTGAAATCAAAGAGGAGGTAAATAAAAATGCCAAAGCTAGTTAGAGATTCAATACCTTTATTCATTGAAGCTTCAGGTAAAAAGTGTAAATTTAGATTATTAGATAGACCAGAACATAAGCATTATCTAAAATTAAAGTTAGAAGAAGAATGTAAAGAGTTAATGGCTGAATTGGATTCTTCAAATATAAAAAATATAAAAGAAGAAATGGCAGATGTTTTAGAAGTTATTGAAGCTCTTTGTTGGATATGGGATATAGATGATAAAGAGGTTAAGAGGCTACAAACTCTAAAAGGATTTGATAAGGGATCGTTTAGAAATGGAATTCTTCTTGAGGAGGTATATGATGACTAATACTGAATTAGAAGCAGATAAACTTCATTATTTATTAAAAATTACTAAATGTAAAGATATAGGAGAGTTAGTTGGTTTTGTAATATATTTATTAGAAAATTTAAGAGACTTTCAATCAGTTAAGGGTTTATTAAGTCCTTTATTATTTGAACTAGAACCAGATGTAAAAGAGGAAAGATATAATTTATTTATTCAAATACATCCAGCATATAGAATAGATAGTAAAGAATATATTCAAATTGGTAATGTAAATAAGAAGGAATTAAGTCAACTAGAAAAAATATTTATATTAATTCCCAAACAACCTTATATAAAAATCGGGAGGTAAAGTATTATGATCTATGGAAATCAAGAAGTAGTAGACAAAAAAATTAATGCACTTAAAGATTTGACTACCGATAAGTTAATAACTGAATTATCAGTTATTCATATTAGTTTAGATAGAAATGAGGCTAACAGAAAGAATTGTAAAAGTGATTTTTCCTATTGGTCTTATGTAGCTGAGGCCGAGGAACTAAATGCTGTTAAAGATTATATTGAGGATAGAATACAAACATATTTAATTAATAATAATGCAAAAACTATTACCAAGGCACAAGCAGCTGAAGAGAGATTGAATATAATTATATGTAAAAAGAATGAAGTAGTTAACAATTTAAATGAATATAAACCTAACGGTTATAAAAGAATAATTGAATTTATAAATAAAATATTTTCTGAGGAGTAATACTTATGAAAAATAATGAAATTAAATTTAAAGCTAGAATAATTAAAACTGGTGAAGTAGTACAGATAACAGGTTTAGATTTACTTCATGGAACTTGGATTGGTCATAAAGATCGTTATGGTGATTTCAGTGAGATACAGCTACTTCAATATACTGGAATGAAAGATGATGATGGCAAAGATATTTATGAAGGAGATAAGGTTGCTTATATCACAGGATTAGAAAATTATCCAAGCACACAAGAAGTTCATGTAGCAGAGGTAATCTATAAAGATGGAAAATATTATCCATTAAATAATGTAGATATAATTTCAGTTTTAATAATAAGCGATAAGGATTATGATGATTTTGTAAAAGGAAAAATTATTACATTCCTATCATTACATTAGGAGGTAATATAGTGGGAAAAGAACATTTATTAGAGACTAGTGAATACTTTAATTATATAAAGACGGAAATATGTAATGGAATAGAATTTGAAATTTATTTAGATGATTATGGTATGAGTTTTGTATTAGCATATAAACATCCTTTAACTAATGAAATTCGTGAATGGGGTTGTGGAACATGTAATGATTATCATTGGGATATGGAAGATATTGCGGAATATTTAAATTCACTTATCCAAAAGAATGAAGGTGTGAATAATGACTAATAAAATATTTACATTTGAATATACTGCTTTATTAAGTTATGTTATATCAATATTTGTATTTGTTCTAATATTTTGTTTTGGTTCATATGTATTTGAATTGAATACTGAGGTATTAACAAAAATAGTACATTGTTATACAAATTTAATTATTTTTAGTTTTATACCTTACACAATATTGTATATTATAAAAAGTAATAAATGTATGATTATGAATATAAATCTGTTTCAGGAGGTTGAATAAAATGCCTTATTTTTATAGAAATCATTTAAATGGTAATATCTATTCAAGAGATTATGAATTAGAGTATGATGAGTTGTATTGTGAGACTTGTGGAGATTCAGATGATTATTTAGGTTATTTTGAAACTGAAGCAGAGGCATATGAATATTTAAATGATGATCTGGAGGAAGATATTCCAGATTCATTATTTTATGAAGTTGCAACTAAAGAATTTAAATTTAAAAATTATAGTGATATTGATTACTGACACCAAACTGATTATATTGAAATAATTGAAAGTCATCTTAGTGATGTATATATTCTGAAATTTGCCAAGAATGTTAAGGATCAATGGTATTTCTTCAATGTATCATTTACTGAACTAGATAAAAAATTACTAGGTATAGATTCAATTATAGAAAATTTATGTTATCAAAATAATATTAAATTTGAGAATGTTTGGTATGGTAAAAATCAAGAGGGCGATTATAAATGGTTCTTAAGACAAGTTCAAATACCTAATTCTAAATATGAAGATATATTTAATAAGGTTGTGACTTCAAATGAAGAGTAAGCTTAAATGTCCACTAAAAAGAAAATCATGTAAAGGATGTAAATTCTTATCTAAGATAACTAGAAAACCTTTTAAATATTGAGCTTGCACATATTAATGGTAAGAGGAGTTGAAAAGAAATGAAAAACATTCAAGCAGGAAAGATGTTATTTATAATTACCATATTTGTAATTCCTTTAGTGCCAATATTAATTATATCAGATATTAATAATTGGTTATTTTTAGTTTTATTTGTTTTATATATCACAGCAGTTTTATTAATATTTAAATTTTTAGGTAATAAAATATCGGATTTTATAATAGGTAATGATAGAAGGGAATAAAGTAATATGACACCAAGAGAAGAACAAGTTATACTCGAATTAACAGAAAAATGTTATAAGTCAAATCTAATGGCTCTACGTTTAAATTTATTACATACTAAACCTACTGTGATTAGCCAATTCTATTCAGAAGAAGAATTGATTATGATATTCGGAAGTAGAGAAAAATATGAAGAATATTTAAAGTTAGGAGAAAAATAATGACTAAAGAAGATTTATTAAAATTAGAACAATATGAAATTGAAGATGAAACTTTAAAAAGACTTGTTTATAAAGCTGTAAGAGATTTAAAAAATCAAAACACTTCTACAGAAATAAATGGTGAAACAAGTGATGGTTATCATACATTCAATGAATTATATGAACATAGAACAAAGCTATTTGCTTGCTTATGTAATGAATATCCAACACTTTCTTATAAAGCAAAGAAGCACGCTGATGGAACTGGATATGATGACATGTTCTTAGCAAGTATTAAAACTCCACAAGGAGATTACAGTTATCATTGTGATATGAAGTATTGGGATTTATTTAAGATTGAAGTAAGAGAATTTGCAGAACCTTGGGATGGACATAAGCCAGGTGATATTGATAGATTATTCAGTTTATATAGTAGCTTCATAAATAGTTATTTGACGAGGTCAAATTAAGTATGACTAGAGAAAAAGCACTAGAGGTAGTTAGTCTATTAACCACTTTAGAAGGAACAGAAAGATTTAGAGATTGGATAGAGGATGCTTTTACTGATCCGGATATAGATTGTAGTCAATGTTTATTAGATAAGATTTTAAAATTGGTAGATGATGAAATTGCATGTTTACTTAAGCAATTAGATAAAATGTAGAGAGGATTTGATTATTGTGGGATGTAATTATTATTTGAAATATAAAGTTAATTCAAAAGAAGAATATATTAATTTACTTCATATCTTAGAAAAACAAGATCATTTCTTTCTTGATAGAAATGAAACTATCATAGAATTAACTAATGGTTATGTCTTCCAAAGAACTTACTATAAGAATCTTGAAGATATTGATTTTTACTTTGAATTACACATAGGTAAATCTTCATATGGATGGAAGTTCAGTTTATGTATCTACCCTGAATTAGGTATTAATAATTTGGATGATTGGAAGAGAGTATTTCAGCAATTTGATATTTATGATGAATATGATAAAGTAATATCATCTGAGGAAATGTTATTAACAATAACAGAAAGAAAATCAGATGGCATTGGATTATTTTCTCATGATGATAGACGTCATACAAGAGGTGGCGAAACCTATGATTTAACTTTAAAGTGGAATTATTCTTAAGATAAGAGGTGTTGGGAATGGAATTGAAATATGATAGATATCACAATTATAAATATAGAGCCTGGTTAGTAGATCATAAATTTATGTGTACTCCAGACTTAATTGACTTTAATAATATGAGAATCAAATTTGACAGTGAATGGTATGATCAAGATGATTTCATATTAATGCAGACTACAAACCGTTTAACCTCAGATGGAAGAGAAGTATTTGAGGATGATATAGTTGCATTTATTACAGAAGATGATTCTAAAATTGTAAGAGTAATTAATAGAGTGGATTTTTCACGTAGATTCTGGTTTGTAGAAGGTTATCGTGCTTTAACTGTATTAGGTAATATCCACGAAAACCCAGAACTATTAGACAAATATAACATCATAAGACCTAGTCTAATATTTAAGGAGAAGAAATAATGTTAAAACTTAGAGATAATGAAATCATGTATTTACTCAAGTAATTATATAAAAGGTAGAAAAAGAAAAAATATGGAAACAACAAAGATTAAACAAAAAGGTAAGGAAGCTATAAAATTATTAAATCAATTAGTAGAAGAGTTACCAGAAGAAGATGAAGTATGCATAAGATGTTATATAAAGAAAGATGTATATAATAGTACTTGGTTCCAAGAATTTCTACAACAGATTGAAGAATTAGGAATAAAAGTAAAGGAGTAATAATAATGATATTCAAAGAAGCATATTTAAGAATGTTAGAAGGATGTAAAATAAAAAGACCTTGTTTCAAAGGATACTGGTATATAGATGGAGTAAATGGTAAGTTAACTATTAAACTACAAAGCGGACAACAAATAACAGAAGGAAGTCTAGATCTAACTGTAAAGAATTGTTTAGCAGAAGATTGGGAAGTAGTAATAGAAGAACCAAAAGTCAGATCAGTAAATAAATTGGATAAGATATTTGATATATCACTGGATAAATATATTACTGTAACAGAAGGAAATGAAAGCACAGGTAATCTAAATCCATTTGCGATAAGGGATAAGGTAGAATAATATCTACTAAGGTAAACAACTTAAACAGGAGAAAAACATTATGCCATATCTTAAATTAAAACCAAGAAGTAATTGAAGATATAATTTAAATGATATAGTAATTCCAAATACAATTCCAAATATAAATAAAGAAGTAATAGTAAATAAAGAAGTAAAATGTACTATAACTAATGTAAGAATAGAAGAAAATAAAATAGTAGGAGATAGTAACTTAGGAAAAGTAATATTAGCAAATAATATAGATAAAGAAGATAGTGTTATAGAAATAATATAAAAAATAGATTCATATTATAAAATTTATAAAAAATTAGCTGAATTTTTGATGGGTTGGGTCGAAAATATATCGATACAAAGCAACAAAATTTTTTGAACGAAAAGTCAATTTCCTATATACTTATGTATAATAATATGCCATATAAGCAGAATTAGGTCAAGTGAGTAACGATTTCATAATATTATATATAAAAAAGACTGTAACTTTTATTTATTACAGTCTTTTTCTTTTTATTTTATTTAATTTAAAATAAACTTTATTTGATTTTTCTTTAATTTTTAAAATAAAGTTAGTTTGTACTTCACTTTTTACCAGTGGGGAGGAAAATAAAATTTTGTTAAAATAGAAAAAACAAAATTTTATTTATTTTAAGCGTATATATTAAGACTAAAAATAATAAT